TGACCATAGGAAGGATTTGGCTCAAAACCAGTAGATCCATCACTATAGATTAAATCATATCCGATTACTTTACCTTTTGAATCATACTTGGCTATACGACTAACTAATGTCTTAGGTGCAGTTTCAGTTTTTCCAGGTACATAACCAGTTGCAGTTCTAGTAGTTCCAATTGGAATTGGTCCAACAAATAATCCAGTATCTACTGCTGGTACAAATGCATTAGGTATTGCTTTTCCAGTAGATTTTGTACTAGACTTTGGAGTTACTACAGGTGCAGGTTTGGCTGCTGCAATAGATGCAGGGCTACCATAAAGATTAATAGTTTGTGTTGGTGCGGTAGGTTTAGCGGTAACTCTATCTTCACGCTGATTTGCAGTTGTAGGTTTCTTAGGAGTTGCCATTATCTACCTAATTCCTTGGCTAGTTTTTCGGCTAGAGCAGTACCTCTTTGAATAGCCATAGGGCTAGTGGCAAAACGAGGATCACTCATTACCAGGTTGTCTAATTCTAAATCGTTCATAGGGCGATAGTTTCCCTTTTCATCTTTGAAGTTTAAAGCGCTGACAATTAATTTATCATCAGCGGCAACATTACGACCAAAGGTTTTCATGAGACCATCTTGCATTGGCTTGACATAAGTCATAACATCGTCACCACCAATAAGGTTATTTTGAATACCTAGGAATTTAGTAGAAGCAATTCTTCTCTGTTGACCAAAGTATTGATTTAATATTTCGCTTGCAACTTTGTCATCTGAGGCACTAAGAACATTCTTGATAACTCCAGCAACTGCAGGTAGGTCTGGTTCAGTTAATAGGTTATTTTTATGTACACCAACGATTTGGTCATACAGCGACTTAGCCTGACCGCCGAGACCATCACTTGTAGCAACATCAAAGTTCTTAACAAGGTAGTTGGCAAGGAACTGTTGCTGTTCCTCTTTGGTAAATCCTTCATCAAAAGTAGTAGTCTTTGTACTAGTGACATCACCCTTGGTGGTCATAGTAGTTACGCTCTTGGCTTGTTGTTTCTTAGCCTCAATGTTACGTAGGTTCTTAAATTCAGTTATTACATTTTCAGGTGGAAATTCTCCATAAGCCTGGAAGTATGCATTAGATAGTTGAGACTTAGCATCTGTATCATCTAGTAACTTAATAGAGGTAGCAATACTCTTGCTAAACTTAACAGTATTTACACTCTTGGTAGAGTATAGTTCTTTAAGGGTATCAAGAAATGGAATACCGTTTTGAAGGGATATTCTGGATACTTCTTGTAGAGCCTTAGTGTCATCGTTTCCAATGATTCCTCTAGGAGTAGTATCCTTAGATAAACCAGTTCCACGTAGTAATGCCTGAATATAGTCTAACTTGTTAATGAACCCAGGTACTGGACTTTGTTCATTACGCCAGTTTAATAGGTAGTTACCTATAGCATAAGAATAAGCAGCAGGATTAGTATAGACTTGTGACTTTAACTCAAATGAATCTTTTGCTTGTACTTGAGCAAGTTTAGCAGCATCTGATAAATACTGTGGTCCTTGATTAATTGACAACTTATTCCTCAACCTTCAGTTTTGAAGCAAACACCCCGTAATACATACGAGCAAATGCTGGGTTATTAATCATTAATTGCGTTGCTAAAAGTTCTAATTGTTTAGCCTGTTCCTTAGCAAACCAGAATCCTGCACCCATTTGAGGAGTAGCAGTAGTTCTAACTTCCTGAAGATACTTCTCTAAATTTTTATATTCTGCATAGAACTGAGCAGTTTCTTTATAGATAGGAGATTCTTGGAATGATGGCTCTGCTAATGCTTTACCAACATTTGCTATTTTCTCTTCTGCTGAACCAATATCAACTGACATAACGGGAGCATTTCCACCAAATTGGTCATTTAGTTTCATTACTTCCTGGGTATACCAAACATCACTATAACCCATGGCTGCTTGTTCTTCAGATATCTGAGACTTAGCCATTTGGTAAACAATGTTTTCAGCGTATTGTTCTAACTCTTCAGGACGTAGAGTACGACGACGGCCTGTAGCCTTCTGCCAGTTATAGTAGGCAGTTGCTGCTTCTCCACCAGGGAAGAAGTAAGGAACGATGTCTCCAGCCTTTGTAGCATACTTATCTGCAACTTCTGGATTCTTATTCAAGAATGACCAAGCATCTCCAGTACCACGAACACTTCGTGTAGAACCAGCAAGAACTGCTAATAGGTTCTTAATACCAAATGTGTCAGAGAATTCACCAACAGCAGCAAAGTAATCACCAGGATGTTTTTTACTTATCTGGTCATAAGCGCTGTATAAGAAACTTTGAGTTCTTAAAGCACCATTCTTGTCCTTAGCGAACACCTCTTGAGAAGGAGTTGCAGGAGCAATTGACTGGAAGAATGCAGTAAATAAACCTGTCCAACGAGACAAGCCACGAGCATCATTAAATATTTGATTACGTTCAGCATCATTTGCTAATGGATTTTCTCCATACTTACCAGTAGATGCTAGATACGAAGCCCAGTCTTTTACACCACGCTCTACTTGAGTATCATTGTTGATAGCAAGGAAGAATGATTTTTTAAGCCATGCTGGAAGTAATAAATCATCAATACCACTTGGCTCACCAAACGGGAATATGATCTGACGCATAGCATCCCACTCAGGACCAAATGCTTTAGACTTACCACTTGCTGCATAAATTATCTGCCCCATAGGACCAATGCCAGGAATTGCTGGATTGACTGCACCAAAGACCAAGTTTAATGACTGAACAGGTGCAGTAATTTGTAGCGCCTGTGCTGTATCAAGATTCTTACCAGCCATAGCACCAATAATGCTACCTGCTAATGGGTAACGGAAACGAGTCTCGCCAAATTCATCTTTGTAGAAGAAGCCTTGGTTCTCATCATATTTAGTTCCAGTTAAATCATAGATCGCACTAGAGCCTGGTTGAGTTAATGCATTGTAAGCACGGCCTAGTTTATAGAACTGTACAGGATTATCCTTTAGGAGTTGACTCCACTTGTACATAGTATTGAACTGTGCCTGTGCGAATGGGAATATAATTCTCATTGCATTAGCATATTGGCGTTGCTTAGATGCATCGTAGAATAAATCTTTAGTATACTTAGACGCTTGTCTAGTAGCCATAGAGTTCATAGTCTCTAGGTTAATTCCATCTTTAACTGACTTGCCTTTTTTACGAGCAGCAATTTCTTTATTAATAGCACGTAATGATGGGTGACGACGAAGGCTTATATTTTTTCCATTTGCAGTTAAAGGTGCCAATGATTTACGAGCATTAACTAACAAAGAGTTTAAGTCAGAGTCATTCATCATGCCTACATAACGGCCTACATAGTCCCAATATGACATACGGAACTCAGGAGAGAAGTTAACTACGTTTTCTACCTTAGTTGCAATATCAAAGAACGAAGATACAGCGGCATCTAGGTACTTAGTATCTTGAGGACCAAATCTTTTATCACGCACATGAATAACCGTAGAGCCAGTCATATCTTCCTTGGGGAAGTTACGGGCTACAAGAGTCTTAAACGCACCATCTTCGTCAGCAAAGTCATTAATGTTTCCAGCCTTCTTGTAAGAAGGAATCTCAATTTTCTTACCATTTACAATAACTTGACCATCGGCAAGAAGTCTACGCATATCTACTGATTTAGCACCAGTTCCAATTACGTTATTAACATAACGTGCTACAGAACCTGTAGACTCAGCATCAAATAGGTAAGTCTTTACGTTTTCTGCAATCATATTATCAGGAGAAAGATTATACTTTCCGTTTACTTTCTTCTGGTCCCTTAAAAAGAGAGCAGCAAAGTCGCCTGATGCAACACCGTTTCTGCCACCATTTACTAAATCTTCTAGTATGCCAGCAAACTTCTCACCCTTACCTTCAATCAAAAGACGAACTAAATCATCTTCCGGACCACCAGCATAGTTAGCAACTAGCGGTATAAGTCTATCGGAGTAAGCACGAATCAAAGTATTCGATAAACCAATGTGGTATTTATCGCTTTCAGTACCAACTGCTTCATAGATTTTACCTACGAATGCAAATCTTGGATCGCCTGAGTTATAGTTTCTAGCAAGGAAATTAAAGTTTTCTTCTACAGCCTCAGATATTGATGCGTTCATTTGCGCATCTTTACCTATAAGTTTATTACCATTAACATCATTACCATACTTAGACATTTTACCTAGCAATTGTCTAACTTTGCCACCGTCTGGATTACCAGCAATCATGGCTATGTAATTAAGTGGGTGGTTAAATAATGATTCATGGCCAGAGAAGTATTGACGGAACTGCATTTCGCCAATGTTACGCATGATATATGCAACACGGAATGCTAGTTGAGCGGTTCTCCAGCGATCACCAATCTCAGTGCTAAATACATCTAAAGCACGTTTAGTGCCGTATTTAACCTTTTGATCTTGGTACTTGCTTATAAGTTTCTTAATGTCTCTAGTATCAGGTAATCTAATTACATCATCTAGGAATTGATATTCAAATATAGCCTGGTCACCAGCAAAGGTGTGAGTAGTTGTCTGTCCGTTTATTAAAACACCATCTAGGGAAGGTAGTTCACCTTTAGCAAGTCTCTCAGGGGTGTATTGCTTAATGATTGCGTTTTCTCTACCAGTAGCACGAAATGCATCACGTACTGCGCTAGCAAGTTCTTCATCGTTAGGTGCAAGTTTATTTGCTATTGCGGCCTGAGCATTTTCAATTTCTTGAAATACAATACCAGAACGTTCTCTTACGGAAGGTGCAGCAACAATTCTATTAATAGTAGTTGATATAATTTCATCTGGAATACCAGCAGAAGACATCCAGTCTTCCATACCATTTACAAGTCTATCAATATCATCAAGAGGTAACACTACAGATTGGGTAAAGTAACGACCAAACCCTTTTTCAATTTTTTCCACCTGAGTAATTGCTTTAGTAGCAATAGATGGAACAACTTTAAATACAGGACTATTGGCTAACTTTGCTGCTTCTCCCTTAAGGGCTAAAGATCGGAATACCTTTGGATCAGATGTAGGTGCTGCTAAGTGCTTTAAGAATATAGATATTACATCATCACTTGTAGTTGCAGTAACCAATTCCTTGGTCATCTCGGCATCTAATTTACGGCCAAATAATCTATGCAAGCGAGAGAAGTCTGTCTCTTTTGCTACAACCTCTGCTACTTGAGCAAAGCGTTTTCCTAACAAGTAGGTAGCAGCCTTATTTAAATCACCTTTTGCTCCGCCACCAAATCCATCAACTAGCCCAACTTCAGATCTATAGAACTCTTTTAGATACTGAGTATCTGCAATGTCCATTTCAAGACCCATAAGTTTGGCAATACCAATATTCTCAGGGTCATTTAATATCTGAGCAACTAACTCTGGATCTTGTGCAGCGTAGTCACGTAATACTTCAATTTCTTTTAACTTACCATCAACGCCAGCACGTGCTGCTTTGGCACTTTCTAAAGCGGCGCTTGCCTCTAAAATTTCATCTTGAGCACTCTTAATAGATTCAACTAGTTTAGCACCTAGTTTAGTACCCATGGCTGCATCACCAGTCAATGATGTAATAGTGTCAGTAACGCCTACTCTGCGTGCTCCGACCTTTTCACCATTCTTGATTACAACTCCACCCATACCACCATTGATAGCACGGACGTTACTATAAGCATCTGCTACCCAACTATTTTCAATAGCGTTAGATACAGTTATTATTAATTCTTCATTTTTACTTGCAAGCGCTCTAGCCATAAGAGTAGCAACACTCTCGGCTCCAGCATTGGAAAGAATATCATCCATAGACGCTTTAGGAGCAAGTTTGCCATCAGCACCTTTTGTAACATAAGCATTTAATGATTTTCTTAAATCATCACTAATCTCAGGATTACGAAGTTCACCTTGTAATTCATCCCAGAAATTAGCACGTCTAGCAGACTCTTCAATTATCTCGTCTTGAGTTGCGCCTTTATAGGTCTTAGATATGTCATATACATCTAGAGGCTCTTTACTTGAACCAGTAAGAATGTACTCTTTGTCCGTATATGCACCGAATTGTAACTTTCCAGGTTTAGGAAGGTCTTCAGTAAAGATACCAACGAATGCTTCACCTGTGTTAATTTGATCTGCTTCTAATTGAGCAATAGAATCAATAACACCTTGTGGTTTCTTTGCAGCAAGTTCAGCAGTTACGAAATCGCCAATACTTCCATCTGCAATAGCAGCGACAACCTCTGGGTCACCCTCTACTCTTGTACCACGAGAGAATCCAACAGTTAATGCTTTCTCTAATTTCTTAATTATAGCATTACTCTTAGACTGTTGAGTCTTAGTTAATTCTCTTTCAGCCCTCATGTAAGAGTTATCTAAAGTACGACGTACTTTCTTTTCACTACCTACACGTTCTTTAATTAATTGTTTTTCTTGCTTACTTAAATTCTTAATATCTGCTGCTTTTGCAGCATCCACTTCATCAAGAACTGCTTGAGCAGCAGTCTTGGCTTTCTGTAATTCTTTACCACCTTGGATAATTTTAGTTACAGAACCAGGGCCAACCCATAGAGTTGGATCTGTACCGACAGCAAGTACGCCATCAACGATACCTGACATTACACGATAAGGAGTACTGTTTGGATCAGCACCTAAAACATTCATAGATGCACGGCCTATAGTAAATGATTTACCATTTACACGTCCATAAGCGGACATAGCCTTAGCCTGTGCAGCGCCTACTTTGCTCTCAGGAGCAACGAAGAATCCAGAACCAGTATCAATTGGACCTTTACCAGTAACTGCACCAGCAGTTGCACGTAGAAGTTGTCCTAAATTAGTTTCTTCTCCGTAAAGTTCACTTAGAGAAACATTACTAATTAACTGTCCTGTACTAATCTCGCCTTTAGCCTTAGCATAGATATTTCTACCTACGTTAGAGATGTACTGATAAGGTGATTGTATTGTAGCAAATCCAGCACGAGTAACACCTTTTAAAACGCTATAAACGCCCTGTCTAAAACCTTTATTCTTTTCAGCCTCACTCTTAATGCTATCAACGTTAATTAAGTCTTGCTTTAACTGATTGATACCATCGTTTGCTGATAGTTTTTCAATACCTTTAGATGTTGAATTTAAACCAATCTTAGCAGCACTAAGAAGGTAGTCTTTACTTTGATTAGGAAACTTTGCTAAAAGCGAATTATAATTTTGTATTACGGCAGGGTCAAGACCAGATAATTGTTGATCTACAAGGGTAGATAAATTACCTGTTCGTGTATCTGTATCAAATAAACTTGTATATTTATACTTGTTCCAAGAAGATACCAGAGGATCTACTATTGACATTAACGACCTTCTTGAAGGAATGACTCTAATAATCTGCGGTTCATAGGAGTTGGATCCATCATGAACATAGCACGGGCTAGAATAGCGTTGTTGTCAGGTCCATCAACAGGACCAGGTAATTCTTCGGGTTGACGACCAGGAGTATTTCCAGGAGCACCATCAGTAATAGGGCCTGGGTTCTCATTCATCTGATCTAATGAAGACATACGTATGCTTGAAGCAATAGTTCTAGGATTAGGAGTAGCACCAACTACAGCCTGAGGCATTTCAGTTGAAGCACCTGATGCTAAGTCTTGTAATTGACTAGCCTGGCTATAAGTTCCGCCTGTAGCGTTCTGAATCTTTGCATCTCTTTGTAATTTTTTTACACGTTCAGTCACTTTGTTGGAGTTATTCAAATCAACACGTTTGGCGTCTGCGCCAACTCCGCTTATAACTTCTCTCACCATAATATCTCCTATTTAGTAAACTGTGTTTTTACATTAACTGGTCCACCGCACCAGATGTTATATTGAATTGCAACATTAACTGCTTTTTTAGCGGCAGATGACGCTTTAGCGTGGGTCTTAGTTTCATTATCCATTACTGCTAGAGCACCAAGTGCTATGGAACCACCAGAACCTATACCGTATAAACCTTTATCATCACGCATATACCCATAATCATCACTAACTTGGTATATTTTTCCATTGAAACAAATTAAAGCATCCCAACCAGCATCTTCATCTTTGTTATTTTTAGGATTTGGGTCATATCCTGCTTCTGTGAGCACTTGTCTTATAGAGGGAAGTACTCTAATCATCATAAAACGATCAGGTTCTTGAGTTTTAATTACTTTAGGTGGCTGCCAAACGTTGTAAAGTACATCACCAGCGGTTGCATCACCTGCAACTGCTACTAAATACTCACCAACTTTAACTATCTTGTCGCATCCCTTGGCTACATAAGGTTTATCTGTATACGTAGTCATAGAGTCTGCTGCTAAAACAGCCCAACCTTTACCTTGAATCCCTACAATTGCAGTCATTGTCCCCTACTTACCTAAGTTATCTTTGTAAACCTGCCAATATACTCATCAAATCTGGTGCACCTTGTTGTGGGGTTCCACCAGAAGCGGATCCAGGAGTGGCTGGGGACAGGGGAGCCTGCTCTACTGGGGCTTGTGAACCTGGTGGAACCGTTCCTGCCTGCGCTTGTGCCATGGCCTGTTCCTGCGGAGTAGGTGCAGGAGGCGTGAATACGGCTAGCGCAGCATTCTCTATGCTCTCCCCGTTGCGTGTACGTGTAATCACGTCAGCAATATTCTTAATCATAGGTGATGGGTCTTGTCCTTGAGCCGCCATAGCAGGAATTGCTTGTGCAGTTGCTGTAATAGCAGCGGTCAAGTTAGAACGCATTTTTTCAATTTCAATTCGTTGTTCTTCCAAAGTAACGTTAACGGACCATGGAAGTTCTCTACGAATGAAATCTTTAGATACTAATTCAGCACCTAATGCTTGTAGTGAGAAAATTAGAGCGCGTGATGGGTCAAGACCAGCCATCAATCCATAGCGTACTTCAATTGAAGAGTCGCCCTTGATGTCTTTGCTTGGTATGTACTTTAACTCGTACGGAGTGCCCTGTGCGACACCTCTAACTGATTTCTCTACATTAAACACAATCTCGTCAACTTCAAAACAAGTCTTAACAACTTCTTCAAAAGTTTCAGCGAGAATGGTTTGTCCAGCCTTGATTTGTGAATCAAATGCTCCTAATAGAGCCTGAACACCTTGACCAGTAATGATGCTTGCATCTATATTACCAGATCGACCTTCAGGATAACGAGCACCGAGACGCATCTCAGATTGGAGTGCTGCTTGCTCTTGGAAGGCAGCGTTTGGTATGTCAAGTCTGACACGACCAACTGCCTGTGGTTGGGATGTGCGAATAATCGCATCAGGTCCCATTGGCAAGTCTACTACATCGGTTGGAACAACTAGAGGTGCTTGAATAGCCTTCTCTGCCGCTTCCATACCTAAATTAGCAAAGCGTGCTCTTGCTAACTGTACATACAAAACATCGTCAAACTGTCCACGAGGTTCATCATCAATACCAGGTTTACGAGCAATAAATGTAAGCATCTTGCCTACTGGATTCTTTGCTGCATTTAATACTAAGTTACCACGGCTAGGTACATATAAAATAATATCATTCTTATCAGAATAACGAATCATTTCTACAACTGAGTTAGTATTTTGATTGTAACCTAGTTGACCAAGTATAGCACCAGCATACTCAGGATACTCATTTGCTAATTCTCCAAGAGTTTTCATATAGCGTTTAGCGTATGCTATGCAACGACCAAACCTATCAAACTCAGGATATGCACCAATTGGGTCTTCTACTCTAATACGAGGAAGTTGTGTTTCCCAATCTAATTCAACATGGATAGGCAAAAAGCCATAAGTGAAATACCAATCTGCGCCCCAGTACATTTGTGATTGTAGACGTGATTGGTAAACATAGTTGTTGGCAATCATGCCACGCTTATCAGCAAAGGCTCTAGCACGATCTGATGTAGTATTAGTTGTTGAGCAATTAAAAGATGGAAGTGGAGCAAGTACCTCTGCAAGATCACGGGCTGCTACATCTACG